GGAAAATTGCATTTACAAACTCTTTCCTAACTAAGAGAAATAGAAAAGAGTCAGTACTCACCATTGAATTAAGTATAACAGGAGAAGATTTTAGTGATTTAAGTATTTTGCCGGAACTTTATTCAGAAATTAATTCATTAGTTAATAGATTATCGGAAAAAACTAACGGCGATTTGGGCAAAAGAAAATAAAGTTTGGATTGGATTATTTTTAACTTCTTCTTTTGCTTTAGACCACACAGAGTCATCTTTAACAGAATTTATGAATTGGTCTCCAGATACTGTTAGAAAACGGATAATGTAGTCGTAATTACCGTCCATGTTACCAGTTGGATAATCACCAACTGCAAGACCTTCATACAGAATTAATGATACCGCATTAGCAAGTTCATGAAAAGAGTACTTGTCACCAAGGCTTTCAGTGAAAAAGTCACTATGTAAATCGCCATATTCTTCTTGATCGCGCACTGACAACAAAACATCTCGAATACAATCATAGTTAATTTTCATAATATCACCTCCAATCAAACTAATTATAGCAGATTGGAGAGTAAGCGAAGTGGAGGAAATAAAATGACTAATTTAGTTGTACTACAAAATAATCAACCAGTTACAACTTCATTAAATGTAGCTGAAACTTTTAAAAAGGAACATAGGCATGTGTTAAGGGATTTGGACAATTTAAAAGAGGGTGTCCAAAATTGGGCTGACCTATTCCAAGAAAGTTCTTATGTGCATCCACAAAATAAACAAACGTATCGAATGATTTACATGAATCGCGATGGATTTACTTTACTGGCAATGGGGTTCACTGGTAAAAAAGCAATTGAATTTAAGCTTCAATATATCAATGAATTTAATAAAATGGAAAATCACCTCAAAGCTCAACTTGATACATCGCAACTAAGCCCAGAGCTACAAATGTTTAATCAAATGTTCTTAGCGGTAGCAAACGCTGAAAAAGAAGCTAAAGAAGTGAAAGAAGAAGTTAAAAACATGAAGATGATTTTCAGCGTTAATGCTAACGAATGGAGAGAAAAAGTAACAGTAATTTTGAGAAAAATCGCGGCAAATTTCGGAGGTGCGGAACCTTTTAGAAGCATTATTCAAATGAGCTATGAACGTTTTGAGAGTCGTGCGCATTGTGATTTAAATAGGCGATTAGAGAATCGACAAACCAAAATGGCGGCAAAAGGAATGAGTCCAACTGCTATAAAGAAATTAAATAAATTAGATTGTATTGCTGAAGAACAGCGCTTAATTGAAATTTATTTAACTGTTGTAAAAGAAATGGCCATTCAATTCGGTATTAGATCAAATGAATTGGAAACTTTAAAAGTAATTTAAGCGCCGCCTACCACAACGGCGCTCGCAGACAACATACAGTCACAGGGGAGCGACTAACAATAGTATATAACGATAAGTTGTTAATTAGTCGCTGAAAAATAAACAAAAAGGATTGAGATATTATGTTTCAAAAATCAACATCAGCACCAATCGCGATGCAAGTTTTAGCAGAAACTCGCACGCAAAAAGAACTAGCGATTGATAGTTATGTAACGCCAGCACTAATAAGTAACCAGATAAAAGGAAAGAGAACAGTTTCACTTGAACAAGCAGAACAGTTAATTGATAGCTACAACGAGCCACAGAGTACTTACTTATTCGCACATGAATTTAGCAATGGAATGATTCCGCCTCTACTGAACGGGCTGGACAACCATCACGCATCTTTAACTTGTCGCTTTGAACTAGAAGTAACAGAGGCAGTAAACGCGTTAAAAAGCGGATTAGAAACGATGACATTCAATTTAAGAAAAGGTGACATGCTACAACGAGAAGCCGCAAAACAAGCAATTTCAGAAATAACAGATGTAATCGCAACAGCATTAACGCTTAACACAAGTATAGCGAAGGCATTCAACATTAATTTACAACAAATTTTAGAAAGTCGAGATAAATTCTATCAAAAAAATGGTTTGGTGAAGGAGTGAGAAACAATGGAAACGATGGAAAAGGATATTTTAACAGCTGAAGAAGCGGCGGAGATGTTAGGAATGAAAAAGAGGACTATTCAGTCTTGGGCTAGAAATGCGGGATTACCCGGCAAAAAAATAAATGGCAAGACATGGATTTTTAGCAAAAGAGAACTTGAAGCATGGGTAGCTCAAGGCGGAGAAAAATAAAGGAGGGTTACAGCAATGACAGAAAGAGTTTTCAGAAAGACAACAAATTTCGGTGATAGCGAAATTCACACAAATAGCAGAACAAAAATGATTGCTAATCCGGCATTTCAGCAGAAAATACCGCTTAACGAAACAGGTTGCGACAACATGGCGGACTATATCGAAGAGTTGAAGTTAAAAGGCTACGAGGAGGTCACAAGATAATGGATGTATTTATGGTAATGATTTTCGTGTCGTTTATGTCGCTAATTGCAGGCTACTGGCTGAGAGGAAGTGATAAACATGGTTGAGAATCCACTTGTGGTTGATGATCTTTGGAACGATGATTTTAGACATTAAAAAAGCACGCATAGCAGTGCGCGCTTTAAGGATTTGAGATATTACCTTAACAAAATTATACCTCAGGTCCATTAAAAAATCAATGGAGGTAACATATATGGCTATTGCAAAAGAAAAGACAATGAACATCTTAGCGAGTGTAAAAGACATGGATAGAACGCAATGGTTGCTAACTCGACGTTTAGGCATTGGCGGAAGCGATGCGGGAATCATCATGGGATTAAATCAGTACAAAACAGCATTTGAGCTGTGGCTAGATAAGACAGACCAAGTTTTACCAGATGAATCAGCGGGAGAAGCCGCATACTGGGGCAATCAAATGGAAGAAGTTGTCGCAAAAGAATTCGAAAAGCGAACTGGAAAGAAAGTAAGACGTAGCAACATGATGTATCAACATCCAGAGCATGATTTTATGTTGGCAAACGTTGATAGGTTTGTGGTTGGTGAAGACGCTATTTTGGAATGTAAAACAGCATCAGCATACTTAGCAAAGGAATGGGAAGCTGACGAAGTACCAGCGACTTATCTAGTGCAAATACAACACTATTTAGCGGTCACAGGTAAAAGCAAAGCCTATGTAGCTGTTCTAATTGGAGGAAATAAATTTATTTGGAAAGAAATTGAACGCGATGACGAGTTAATCAATCAAATAATTGCTTTTGAGTTAGATTTTTGGGAAACGAACGTAAAAGGACATGTAGCGCCGGCGCTAGACGGTTCAAGTGCCGCAGAAAAATATTTAAAAGATCGTTTTGCTAAGTCAGAAGCTAAACAAGTTATTTTATCAAAAAAATACAACGAATTTTTGGCTGAAAGAGCAAATTTAGAACGCGATATAAAGCTTTTAGAGACACGAAAGAAAGAAATTGATAATAATATCAAGAATGATTTAAAAGAAGCTGAAACAGCCATCGCAGACGAATTTACGATTACTTGGAAGCCTGTTATTACTTCAAGAGTAGACACTAAACGTTTAAAAGAAGAACATCCAGACATTTACAAAAAATTACGTAAAGAAACTAGTTATAGAAAATTTGCAGTGAAGGAGAATAAATAATGGCAACTAACGATGAATTAAAAAATCAATTAGCAAACAAACAAAATGGGGGACAAGTAGCAAGCGCACAATCATTAGGTTTAAAAGGATTGCTAGAAGCACCTACAATGCGCAAGAAATTCGAAAGTGTACTAGATAAAAAAGCACCTCAATTTTTAACTTCCCTTTTAAACCTTTACAATGGCGACGACTATTTACAAAAAACAGACCCAATGACGGTTGTTACTTCTGCCATGGTAGCGGCAACACTAGATTTACCGATTGACAAAAATTTAGGTTATGCGTGGATTGTTCCTTACAAAGGCAGAGCACAGTTTCAGCTTGGTTATAAAGGATACATCCAGTTAGCACTACGCACAGGACAATATAAAAGTATTAATGTTATCGAAGTGCGAGAAGGCGAGTTACTAAAATGGAATCGACTTACTGAAGAAATCGAACTAGATTTAGACAACAATACAAGTGAAAAAGTCGTTGGTTACTGTGGTTATTTTCAGTTGATAAATGGCTTTGAAAAAACGGTCTATTGGACTCGCAAAGAAATTGAAGCACATAAAAAGAAATTTAGTAAATCAGACTTTGGATGGAAAAAAGATTACGATGCAATGGCTAAAAAGACTGTTCTTAGAAACATGTTAAGTAAATGGGGCATCTTATCCATCGACATGCAAACAGCGGTTACAGAGGACGAAGCAGAGCCTAGAGAACGAAAAGACGTTACAGACGATGAATCAATACCGGACATTATAGAGGCGCCTATAACGCCGTCTGACACGTTAGAAGCTGGCTCGGTAGTTCAAGGGTCAATGATCTAATTTGAAAGGAGAAAAGAAGCATGTCACATGGGTGGGTTAAATTGCATAGAGATTTGAAAGAAAAGCCTATATGGAGAAGCTCTACACCCGAGCAAAAAACCATCCTTGTGACTTTGTTAATGATGGCAAATCACAAGGAAAACGAGTGGGAGTGGATGGGGAAACCTTTCAAAGCAAAACCAGGTGAATTCGTCACAAGTATTAAGTCAATTACGGAGGAATGCGGCAAAGGTATCTCTTCGCAAAATGTCAGGACAGCTCTAAAAAGATTTGAAAATTACGGATTTCTAACAAAGGAATCAACAAAGGTAAACACCCTTATAAACATAGTGAACTGGGGCGTTTATCAAGACTCGGAAAATAAATCTAACACACTTGCTAACAAACAGCTAACAAACGACTCACAAACAGCTAACAAACAGCTAACAACTAACAAGAATGTAAGAACTAAAGAATGTAATAAAAACAACAACAACAGCGATTTAAATTTCAAAGATTTTTGGGAACAAAACGGATTCGGAATGATGCTTCCAATCGAACTCGAAAAACTACTTGCTTGGGTAGATGATTTTGCAGGTAATCGAGAAATTGTCATGAAGGCTTTAGAGGTTACTTCTGAACAAGGAGCTAATAAACGAAATTATGCTTACGTTAATAAAATTCTTAAAAACTGGGAAAGCAGAGGATTTAAAACAATAGCTGATGTTGATGCAGCGGAAAAACAACGACAGATAGAACTAGAGCAAAAATATAACAAGCCTGCTTTCAACAAATACAACAAACCAGTAAAACAGGAAATATTACCAGATTGGTTCGACAAAGAGCAGCAAGAAGCGCCTAAAAAGCCAGAGATGACGGAAGAAGAAAAGGAAGCGCTAGAAAAACGAGTCGCGGAGATAAAAGCCAAATTGGCTGCCGAAGAGGAGGCGAAGGCATGACAGAATACGCACTTTATAAAGCGGATGAACTACTAATAATCGGCACAGTAGACGAACTAGCGGTGTTTCAGAAAGTGAAGCGTGAGACGATTTTGTTTTATGCTACGCCAAGTTATCGAAAGAGGACGACTGATAAGGGGTTAAGAGTAATTAGAGTTGATTAGAAAGGATGTTTCTCTTGGGAAAATATTACTGGCACGTGTCAAGACTTGGCGGGAAACCGTCGGAAATTCGGCACTATAACCACATTACAAAAATGTATAAATTTATTTTGCGAAATCCTGCAATGTTCAAAGACAAAACTTTAACGATTTATGATCACGCGAAACCAGTTACAAACATGACGTTTAACGAAATTAGGTATAGAGCTAGTCTGAATTTATGCGAGACGGTAGAACGAAAGTATGTGCTAGGACTTACTGAACGGCTTACGAAGGAACAGAAGGGTGTGCGATCAAGATGAATACCATTGAAATAACTTTAACGAAAAAAGAAGCAGATTATGTCAAGACAATGCTTCTAAATAACACATACAAAATTCAAGCTATATGTAAAAAAAGAGAAGAAAGGAAAGAGTTTTTTCGTGAATATACAGTATTGAACGGAAACATCTCTCGTAAAATTACCAATGCTCTTAAAGTTAGCATGGCGAAGGAGGAACAAGCATGAGATTTAAAACAGGCGATAAAGTGGAGTTTATTTACAGAAACAAGAGAAGCGAAGGAGTGATAAATGGAGTTTATCCTGAAACACAAGAGGTGTCTGTTAAGCAAAGCGATTCTCCGATAGATTTGTTGTTTTCAGATAAAGCTGTAGCAAAGGTTGAAGAACCGGAGTTAGTAGTAGTTCCGCAGTGTGTAGATGACTGGTTTATATTTTGTACATCTGTAGGTTATGACTTAGCTAACGCGCTATATATAGTAAAAGGGCATATGCCAGTGGCTATTTACGAATGGTTGCAAAACAATAACGATAATCAGGAGCTTTTGGCTCGAGCATGGATGGACGGTTATGAAGTCGAGAAAGAACCAAAATGTGAATCAGAAAAGCTCTATATCATTGAAATTGATAAAAATTACATGTTTTCACGCATATGGATTCGAAGCTTTGAAACAATCGCAAAAGAACTTCAATACACTATAGCACATTCCAAAGAAGAAGCTCTTTCTGGCGATAAATTAAGTATGACGACTTTCGCTTGTTTTTTAGCAACACACAATTCACGCCATACTTATACTGTAGTCCCTTTTAACGATTCGGAGGGTGAAGCATGACAAATGATGAAGCACGCCAATATTTTATCGACAAAGGTCTTAGTTACGAAAAATTAAAAGATTATGATATTTATTTACTACAATATTTTGTCGCTAAAGAACTAGCTAAAATGGAAAAAATAAAAGATTATGAGTTTTGTAAATTAAATTCACCTGAAATTCACAGAGCTAAAACAGGCATTAAACAGGCATATATGACAGTTAGATCACATTATTACGATAGTCGTGAATCCATTTCATTTAATAAATGCGGATTTATAGGATTCGCGGGTTGGGCTTCTAGTAACAACGTTGCGCCACATATAAGTGGTTTTATAAAGTGGTGCGATTTTATTGCTGAAATTGAAATGGAGGGTGAAGCATGACAGTAGCAGAATTAATCGAAGCACTGAATAGACACGACAAACACTTGCCTGTTTTCATAGGAACTTCACTTTTATGTGAGGTTGAAAAGGATTCGTTATGTAATGAGGTCATTGACGTGCCCGTGTTATTTTTAAATACCGCAATAGAGGTGCAATGGCATGAGAGAGATTGAATTCAGAGGTAAACGAATAGACAACGGAGAATGGGTTTACGGTAATTTAATGCAGTTTGAAGATAGTGCCACTTTCATTTTTGCAGATGAACGAAAAGGCGCTAGCACATTAACTTATGCACATTTTATTATTAATAACATGCACGCGATAGACGAAAAAACAATTGGGCAATACACAGTCTTAAAAGACAAAAACGGCAAGAAGATTTTTGAAGGGGATATTGTAGCATTTTCAGAAGATGATTTTCACGTATTCAATTCTCAAGTGGAGTATTTTTCAGAAGATGGCTATCCTGCATTTGATATAAAAGTTCCTTCGACTTATTACTTTGACAGTAATGTTTTTAGCGAAGTTTCAATGTCAGGATTATATGAAATCGAAGTGATAGGCAACATTCACGAAAATCCGGAACTATTGGAGGAAAAGTAAATGACGTTAAGAGAAGCATTAGAGAAGCACACACGACATATCATTTTTTGCGGTACATGCGAGTGCGGAGAAGCTAAATATGATTTGATCGTGGACGGCGATTTGATGTATCCGCCTGTACACGAATCAACTATTTTGGAAGTGAATCCGGAATTATTGGAGGTGGCGGAATGAACGAGGAATGGTTTGAATTTGTGGGATACAGTGAGTCACGAGCGAAATACGTAAACATAGACGACCAATTAAACGAGCTTTCCAAAACACACGAGATTATCGAAGTCCATTTCAGTACGTATTCCTCTTCTGATTGGAACTATCTATCTGGAGGAACCGCTACCGCACTTGTGAGAGCAAGAAAGAGAGAGGTGTCGGAATGATTTTATATGGGGTAGTAACATATGACGAAGCAACAGAGTGGACAACGGATTTGCTAACAGCCAAAAAATGGGTAGAAAATGCTAAGCAAGTTTTCTGCGATGGAGAAGTTGATGAAGATTATTATGTTAAGTTAATAAAATTAGACGTAGAAGCATTCTTATACGATAAATATGACAAAGAAACAGATTTGAGTGATCAGTTACACGATGAAGCTGAAACATTGAAAGAGTATCATTTGAGTTTAGATGATGACGGAACTTACATGGTGAAAGAGGTGGCGAAATAATGTGTGAGTATTGTAAGAATGACTCTATGATGAATAACGAGCCTTTACTAAGTTTTGATGAAGAGTATAAAGAACCTGGTGTTGTTAGACTAGATAGCACTGGCAACTTAGGAGTTTTCAGCTACTACGGTTTAACAGCTAGGAATATCAATTACTGTCCAATGTGCGGAAGGAGTTTGGAATAAATGACTAAACAAAGCCGGAAAAATAAAGAATACGTCTATGAGTTGATATGTAGTTTTTGGAACAATGAGAAGTCGCTAGGTATATTCAAAACAAGAGCAGCAGCGGAAAGGGCTATGTATGACGATATAGACGACACGCCGAAGCAGATTTATACAGATTATTACGAAATATATAAACGACCAATATACGAGTGAAAGGAAGCGTCTAAATGACTAAAACACACGAATTAAAAATAACACCCGAATTTTTTGCAGCTGTGACGGAAGGACGAAAAACGTTCGAAATTAGAAAGAATGACCGCGATTTCCAAGTAGGAGATATTTTGATTTTACGCGAATGGAACCATGAATTTTCAGGCTTTCAGATCGCTGTTGAAGTAGTTTACATGACGGATTATGAGCAAAAAGACGGATTTGTCGTCTTAGGGATTGTATAGGGGGAGAACAAATGACTAGCACAATAAAAATATCTGAAAAAGATAAAGTGTTCCAGATTGCGACGAAAAGTGGATGGGCTGTGAAGGTGGGGATGCAAGTGACGATAGATGGGATAGACTTTGCAATTTATCCGTTCTATGCAAAAAGCAATGTTTTTATACAAGTTAGTGAAGTTGAAAGTGGCGGAGTATTAATTAATTTTCCAGTCGATTTTATAGACGTTTTTGTTTTAGACACTCGAGATAAAGCAATCGAATATTATAAAGATAATGTGATTCCTTTAGTTCAGAAAAAAATCGAAGTAAATGGATTAGATGAATTTAGAAAAGCAATTAAAAACGCGAAAAATTATATACTTGAAAATTTCGGAGAACGACCACAAATTAAAAAATTTGAGGAGGCAAACGAATGATGAACCGTGTAGTGCTTGTAGGACGATTAACGAAAGACCCTGAATTACGTTACACTCCAGCTGGAGTAGCTGTTGCGACTTTTACGCTAGCAGTAAATCGCCCATTTAAAAATGCACAAGGAGAACAAGAAGCCGATTTCATTAATTGTGTTGTTTGGCGTAAACCAGCGGAAAACGCAGCTAATTTCTTGAAAAAAGGAAGCATGGCAGGCGTTGATGGACGTGTTCAAACTCGTAATTATGAGGACAGCGACGGTAAACGCGTTTTCGTTACTGAGGTAGTTGCTGAAACAGTTCAATTCTTAGAGCCTAAAAATATCAACGCAGAAGGCGCTACATCGAATAATTATCAAAACCAAGCTAATTATTCAAATAACAATAAAACAAGCTCATATCGAGCAGATACGAGTCAGAAGAGTGATTCATTTGCAGACGAAGGCAAGGCGATTGATATTAATGAAGATGATTTGCCATTTTGAGCGAAAGGGTGAATAAAAAAATGACAGCAGAAACAGCGCTAGAAAATATTAATAATCTGAGTAAAAGATTAGCGAGCATCAGATTTATGGCTAATGCGATTGCAGAAGTCACAAACTACCAAATTAGCGAAATTGAACAAATGGGGGACGAAGAAATTGAGGCGAAATATACGGCGTACGTCATTAACGAAGCAAACGAGTACGCGAAATAAATACAATGCGAAGAAAGTTGTTATTGACAATATAAAGTTCGATAGCAAAGCGGAAGCAGCATATTATCAGCAATTGAAACTATTAAAAATGACTGGTGAAGTAGTTAGTTTCGATTTACAGCCAGAGTTTGTGTTACAAGAAAGCTTTCGAAAAAACGGAAAACTGTATCGAGCTATTAAATATAAAGCTGATTTTCTCGTACGATACAATGATGGGCATGAGGAGTTAATCGACGTCAAAGGCATGTTAACAAACGAGTTTATACTCAAACGAAAACTATTTGAAATGCGTTATATGCAATCAATTAAGTGTGTGAAATTAAAAGGCGGGGAATTTTTGGAGGTGTGATAAATGGCAGTAATGGAGATGACAAAGAACAAAACAAGGCAGCGGGAAATTATTAGTTATATAGCAAATAACGATGTAGAACTAAACGAATTACTAAAGTTGCAAAAAGAGTTAAACAATCTGATGAAAGAAAATACAGAAGAAAAGCAAAAAACTTATTGGACAAAAACGTTTGATCGCATCGTGAAAAAGAAAAAATGGGCGGAAATTACAGTTCGTGAATTCGCTGATTTACGTAACGCAGGACTAACATGTTACGCAATTGCAGAGCATTTCAAAGTGTCGAAGTCAACAGTTTTAAATTATACGCAAAGAAATAAAAAAGAATACTATCAAATTTTTGACATGAACGAATATCAACGGAATAAGGAGATATGGAATGATTGATAAAGTAGCGAAATTTATAGGAGCTTTGACTATTTACGCTTTATGGGTCCTAGTATTAATTTTTGTACTAGGATTAGCAGTTAAAGGGATTCTATGGGCTTGGAGCAATATGTTTTAGGAGGATTTTAAATGAAAATTGAAAAGTTAAATGTATTTACCAGAGAAACAATTTGTAATGGAAAGGACATAGAAATAGCTAATTATAATATTGAATTAGAAGCAATTAGTGAAGAATCTTTTATTGATACAGCTGAAAAGGTTGAGAAAATAAGGGAGTTTATCGAAAATTTATAAAGTGATGGGGGCGACTTTATGGGACAATTATTCAATCTACCACAAGTTGAAGATATTAACTACATTCAGACAGTCAGAGCAGTAAGAAAGTTCTTTAAAGACTATTTAATGCTGCGTGTGATGGCAGGAAGTCGTAAATTGCCGACAATGACAACAACATACAAATTAACGCCACCGAATTTCAGTAATGAATTTCATTCAAAAGTAGAAGATGCTGCAATTCATAATGTCGATAACGTTCATGCAGCACAAGAAGCAATAAAAAAATATGATGCTATTTTGAATCAACTTGAGCACATTCATAGAAAGATACTGTTTGAGAAGTTCATTCATAACTTACAAGATATAACTATTATGCTTGATATTCCTTATGAAGAAAGGCAATACAAAAGAGAGAAACGGAAGGCTGTTATTGAATTAGCAACAACACTTGGGATTGAAGTGCTAAATTGAAATGGCACTTTTTGGGCACTTTTTGAGCAAAAAAAGGTGATAAAATGTTATTAGTGAGAAGTGAAGATGATTACAAAAATAAAATCTTATATTGAGTCTGCGCTCCACTTCTCATTTATAATCTTATGATGATATAGCAGGAGATTGCTATGTTGCCTGGCAGAGGCTTTGTATCTGGCCATTAGTCTCAACAGATGACGACACTTCTGTTCAATCTCATATCCTATCCACACTGGATGTAAAACACGCATGTGGCGCTGACTGGTGCGTTAACCAGTTTTAAAAATTATAATCCTTTCCATCTGTTAATAATTGAGCAGGTGGTTTTTATTTGGTATAGTGAAGATAAAAGGGTGGATTATGATGCAAACAATTATCTCTTTAGCAATTTTAGGAATAGTAGCTTTTATTGGATACTGGGCTAAGGACCTTCCGGGGATATACAAAGCTATAACTGTAGAAAATAAGAGGAAATTTAATGAATTGGATATTCAACGAGAGTCTTTTTTTAGACAACTCAGAGGGGATGACCTGGCAAATACGTTTGGGGAATGGGTGTCTGCGTATACTGACATGGATGAATTCGTTGAAAAAGCACCTACAATTCTTAAAGATATGCAAAAAAAGGTCATTATGTATGGTTCGCCTAAAACTGTATCTATTTTAGCAATGTTATCTCAACACACATATATTGGTAGCGGAGAAGAAGATGTTGGGAAAGGTACGAGATTTGATAATTATAAGCTAATGTTATATATAGCTAATTTAATAGCCTCTCTAAAATTTGATTTTACAGGATATAAAATTGATCCCATGGATATTGTTCGTGTGAGAATCACTGATTATAAAGAAAATGAAACACAATTTAAAGAAAATCAACAAAAGATTGAAACAGAAATCCAAAAACTTGGATATGAATTATGAGTTTATTTGAAATAAGACATTTAGTTCGAAGTTAATATATTAACAGTCCCGATTATTCGGGGCTTTTTTGATACATAAAAATAAGGAGTGATGAAAATGGAAAGCAATAAAACATTAGTTATTTGGTTCAAAAATGGAAAAACAGCTATTTTTGAGCAAGTGGAAAATCTTGATGCTGCCGAAAAAGCTATTGTATTTGATTATTACGGTAAATCTACCGAAACAAAAAGAAGCGCCGCTTTTTTTCTAGCTAATATTGCTGGCTTTGCAGAGTCGGTATAAGAAAAGTATTTTATTAAAATAAAGGGAGTTGGTGATATGTAGTGAAACTAACCGAAAAACAAAAACGATTTGCAGATGAATATATAAAATGCGGTAATGCTACAGAAGCCGCTCGTCTTGCTGGTTATAGTTCGAAAACGGCTAATCGTATAGCGACCGAAAACTTGTCAAAACCAGTTATAAAAGGCTATATAGACAAGGTTTTAAGTGAACTCGAAGAAAAGCGCGTTATGGGCTATACGGAAGCCATGCAATTATTCACCGAAATAGCTCGAGGTGAAATGGAAGAAGAAGTAATTGTTTCGAATGGTGATGGCTTTTCCGTCGTTACAAAGAGTGCTGACATCAACCAACGAGTATCAGCATTAAAAGAGATTGTTAAGCGTCATGTAGCAGGCGGTAGAGACAAATTACAAGAAGAGCTTATTCAAGCGCAAATCGATAAGTTAAGAGCAGATACGAAGCAAGAAAGCAATCAAGGAACAACAACAATTATCATGTCGAACGTTGACGAAATGCAAGCCTACCTTGATAAAAAGGCAGGTGGCACCGATGAACGCGACGATACACAAACAACTAGTTGATTATCAGGTTATCAATGTAACTGATATGATTAATCCTGCTTTTTATGACTTGTGGCTATCTAAACATAATCACATCATAGCTAAGGGCGGACGTTCTTCTATGAAGTCGTCTGTTATTAGCTTAAAGCTCGTAGAAAAGAAAATGGCTAATCCAATGTCTAACATGGTGTGCCTTCGTAAAGTAGCTAATACACTTTATAAATCAGTCTATCAGCAGATTAAATGGGCTTTGTATGAAATGGGTGTTGCTGATCAGTTCAATTTTGGTAAATCTCCAATGGAAATCATCCACAAAGAATGGGGAACAGGCTTCTACTTCTCCGGTTGTGATGATCCCGCTAAACTAAAATCGATGAAAATTCCAGTCGGTTATGTTAGCGATTTGTGGTTTGAGGAATTAGCGGAATTCTCTGGCGTGACTGATATTGATGTTGTAGAAGATACATTCATTCGTGAAGATTTGCCGCAAGGACAAGAAGTTACAATATACATGTCATTTAACCCGCCTCGTAATCCATATGAATGGGTGAATGAATATGTAGATAGTAAACGTAGTGACGATGATTATTTAATACATCACACTACTTATTTGGATGATGAAAAAGGCTTTTTATCTAAGCAAATCATTAAGAAGATTGAGAAATACAAAAAGAATGACCTCGATTATTACCGCTGGATGTATCTAGGTGAGGTAATTGGTCTTGGTGATAATGTTTATAATATGAACCTGTTTCAGCCGCTTAAAGCTATTCCTGCGGATGACAGGCTTATTTTAATTGACTTCGCTATTGATACTGGACATCAAGTATCAGCTACCACGTGTCTAGCGTTAGGTTTTACAGCAAAACGAAATGTTATCTTACTAGATACGTACTATTACAGTCCCGCTAATCAAGTGGTTAAAAAAGCGCCTAGTGATTATTCAAAGGAGCTGAGAGAGTTCATGACAAAAGTAGTCTCGAAGTATAATGCTCCTGTAGATATGCAAACAGTAGATAGCGCGGAGGGCGGACTTAGAAATCAGTATTACAAAGACTACGGCGTCAGCTTGCATCCCGTGGCTAAAGGCAAAAAAGTGGATATGGTCGACTTTGTGCAAGATTTACTCGCACAAGGTCGTTTTTATTATCTTGATATCCAAGAAAATAAAATATTCATCGAAGAACATCGAAAATATCAATGGGATGTTAAAACAGTTAACACAGATAAGCCCGAAGTCATCAAAGAAGACGATCATACGTGTGATGCTTTCCAATACTATGTAAAAGATAATTTACGCAAATTAGGTCTTAAATTCTAGGAGGTGAAAACCTTGATTAATCAAATAATCGCAAGCGTGAAAGGAGCGATGCGGAGAATGGGACTATTGAAAGCACTGAAAGATGTAAAAGACCACAAAAAAGTAAATGCTAATGATGAAGATTATAAGTATATTGACATGTGGAAACGGCTATATCAAGGACATTACGCTGAATGGCATAATCTCAATTACGAACACAATGGCAATCAAGTCAACAGACGTCAATTATCTATGAATTTGCCGAAAGTTACAGCTAAGTACATGTCTAAACTTCTTTTTAATGAGAAAGTGAAAATCAATATTGATGATAAAGCCGCTGAGGAATTCGTGCTTAATGTATTGAAAACGAACGGTTTTACTAAAAATATGGAGCGTTACATCGAATACGGCGAAGCGATGGGCGGTTTTGTAATAAAGGTTTATCATGATGGCAATAAAAACGTCAAAGTTTCATTCGCGACAGCCGATTGCATGTATCCTCTCTCAAATGATAGCGAAAATGTAGACGAATGTGTTATTGCTAATAGTTTTCATAAAAACAATAAATATTATACGTTGCTTGAATGGAACGAATGGCAAGGCGATGTATATACAATTACGACGGAACTTTATCAATCAGACGACCCGAACGAAATTGGCGGAAAAGTTAGTTTGAAATTGTTGTTTAATGATATCGAGCCGATTGTGCCACTTCCAGCGCTTACACGACCTACTTTCGTTTATATCAAACCTAATATCGCTAATAACAAGAACTTAACTTCACCTTTAGGTATTTCTGTTTATGCTAACGCATTAGACACATTAAAAACGCTTGATTTGATGTTTGATTCATACTATCAAGAGTTTAAGCTTGGCAAAAAGAAAGTGTTGGTGCCTTCAAGTTTCGTTAAAACGGCAGTCGGATTTGATGGCTCAACTACACAATATTTTGACTCAACCGATGAAGCGTTTTTCCTTTATCAAGGTGACCAAGATGACAACGGTAAAGCGATAAAAGATATATCTGTAGAGATTCGTTCAACGGAATTCATCGAGTCTATAAACGCGATGCTGAGAATATACGCCATGCAAGTTGGATTAAGCGCTGGCACTTTTACGTTTGACGAAAACGGCTTAAAAACAGCTACAGAAGTTGTAAGCGAGAAGTCAGAAACTTATCAAACTAAAAACAGTCATTCGCAACTAATTGAGCAAGGCATAAAAGAAATGATTGTGAGCATCTTAGAGATTGGGAAACTGGTTAAGGCTTATCCTGGTGAAGTAGTCGAGTTAGACACTATTACAGTCGATTTTGACGATTCTATAGCGCAAGATGAAGATACAACTATCAATCGTTATACAAACGCTAAAAACCAAGGTATGATTCCGCTAAAAATTGCTTTACAGCGTGCTTGGAATATTACTGAAGCTGAGGCTGATGAGTGGGCTGAAATGTTAGCGAAGGAAAAACAAGCGGAAATGCCTAACAACGATATGACTGGGATATTCGGCGAAGAGGAGTGATATAGATGGCACTAACTCCAAGACAACTCGACTTGTTTGTGCAACCTGTTGTTGATGTTTACACAATGCTCGAAAATGAATTGTTCACTCTTATTGTTCGCCGACTAAAAACAAAGAAAAATATCAGCGCTGACAATGTGCTGGCTTGGCAAATAGAAAAACTTAATCAAGTTCATGCACTAGATCAGCAAATGATTGAACGAATTTCCAAAGCTTCCGGAGTTTCTGCTAAGAAGCTTTTTTCTATTGTCAAAGATGCGGGATACAGTGATTTAAAACAAGTAGATAACTATTTCAGCAAATTAGCCGAAGCGGGTGCTGTGTTGCCACTAGTAAGCGATGGGCAAACGATAGTCGATAAAGTAATGAGAAGTTATTTTAAGTTAGCGCAAAGCAACTATAAGCGCATCAATCAAACGATGTTATCACAAGCAAGACAAATATACTCAGATATCATACACGAAACGACACAGAGCGTCTTAGCTGGTTTAAAAACACATAGACAAGCATTAGCTGAGACAGTAACTAAATTCGCTGAAAACGGCGTTCCAGCGCTTGTAGATAAAGCTAATAAAAGGTGGACACCTGAAGCTTACGTCCGAACCGTTACAAGAACAACCGTCAACAGCGTTTATAACAGCATTGAAGACGAGCGAATGAGCGAATTTGGCGTTGATTTAGTGCGTATTTCGCAACATGTAGGCGCTCGACCAACGTGTTCAATCATTCAAGGCAAAGTTATCTGTTTGTTATCTGTTGAAGAAACTCGCTCAAAGTACGGCAATAAATACATGTCTATTTACTCGCCAGAGCTTAGATATGGTTATGGAGATGGGATTTTCGGTTGTAATTGCCGTCACCATCGTTTTGCTTTCGTTGAAGGCATTAACATTGCGCCAGGCGAGAACGAGTTAATAGACGAAGAAGAAAACAAACGCGTTTATATGTTGAGTCAGCAACAACGCTTAATGGAACGTGATATAAGAGCAGCTAAACGCAAATTATCAGCTGCCGAAGAATTAGGCGATGAACTAGCAGTTAAAAAAGCAAAACAGGCTGTTAGAACGAAGCAAAGCAAGCTAAGAGCATTTGTAAAAACGCACAATTTAACTAGGCAGTATAGCAGAGAAAAAGTATATGCCTAACATTCGACCTGTTCGGAAGTCGTAAAAAGACGGCTCTCGCGGTCGTTGCCGCGTAAAAATATCGGAGGAGGAACAAAGATGCAAAGAGAATATTTAAAGGGTTTAGGCTTGGAGGATGAAGTCATTAATAAAGTGATGGCTGAAAACGGTAAGGACATTACAGCTGCTAAACAACAATTATCTGAGGTGGAAGCAGAGAGAGACGGCTTAAAAAGCCAGCTAACACAACGGGACAAAGATATTGACGATTTGAAAAAAGATTCTGGTACTAGTGAAGAATTGAAAAAACAAATCGAGGACTTGCAGCAAAAAAATACAGATTTAGAGTCCAATTACCAATCTGAAATTGCCGAAACCAAAAAGAATTCAGCTATTGAACTGGCTCTTGCTAGTGCAAAAGCAAGAAATCCGAAGGCTGTAAAAGCTTTACTGGATAACAACAAACTAGAACTAACAGACGAAGGTTTGAAAGGCCTTGACGAACAGCTAGGAGCATTGCAAGAAAGCGATGCTTATTTGTTTGCTCAAGAAAGCGAAAATGTAGCACCTAAGTGGGGAATCAATGGAAATCAAACTAATAATAACCCTACTAGTAAATCGCTGGCAGATTATAGCTATCAAGAGCTCGCAGATTTAAAAGCTAGTGATCCAGCTACATTCGAAAGTATCACAAAATAAAAAATAGAAAGAGGTAAAAAAGATGGCAGATTTAACAACGAAATTAGCGAATTTGATTGACCCAGAAGTGATGGCGCCGATGATTTCCGCACAACTACCAAAAGCGATTAAATTTGGGGGTATTGCACCAATTGATAACAGTTTAGAGGGACAACCCGGCTCAGAAATCACTGTCCCTAAATTTAAGTATATTGGCGATGCTCAAGACGTAGCGGAAGGAGCGGCAATTGATTACTCCGCGCTTGAAACCGAATCCGTAAAGCACGGAATTAAAAAGGCTGGCAAAGGTGTTAAGATTACAGATGAAGCAGTACTTTCTGGATATGGCAATCCTGTCGGAGAAGCGCAAACGCAAATTCGCATGTCTATTGCTTCAAAAGTGGATAATGATATTTTAGCAGAAGCTTTAACAACAACATTAGAAGTTAAAAGCGCAATTAATATTGATTTAATTGACCAAATTGAAAATACATTTGTAGATGCTCCAGATGCAATTGAAGATGAAGCAATTACATCGACAGGTGTTCTTTTCTTGAATCACAAGGATGCAGCAAAACTTCGCAAAGAGGCAGCAGAGAGTTGGACTAGAGCATCGCAATTAGGGGATAATTTACTTGTTAAAGGAGTGTTTGGTGAGTTGCTTGGCTGGGAGATTGTCCGCACTAAAAAATTAACAGTGGGGAATGGGCTAGCTGTAAAAGCTGGGGCTCTAAAAACATTTTTAAAACGCAATATTTTAGCGGAAGTAGGGCGTGATATGGACCATAAGTTAACTAAATTTAATGCCGATCAGCACTATGCTGTTGCTTTAGTTGATGAAACAAAAGCGGTGAAAGTAGTTCCAGTTTCGGGAAACTAATGGCGGCGCGGTCGGGTGAAACTGATAGCGCGCCGATTCAAGACTTTTTAACTATGACAGTAGCAGAATTGAAAGAAGAACTTGCGAATAGAAATATCGAATTTGCAAGTAATGCGAAAAAAGCGGAGTTAGTTGCGCTGTTGGAAGGTAGTGAGTGATATGCCTTACACCACATTAGAATTTTATACTAACGAATACGCTGGGGAGCATTTAGAACAGGACGAATTTGACAAATTGTTAAAGCATGCTGAAAGAAAAATCGATTCAGTGACATTTTACCGAATACGCAAAAGTGGAATTGAAGCGTTTAGTGAATTTATTCAGCATCAAATACAGTTAGCTACTTGTAATCAAATCGAGTATTTCAAAGAGGCGGGCGGAACAAGTGAGTTAGCTGTTTCCAAGCCGGATAACGTGAGTATTGGAAGAACGTCTATTAGTGATAGTAATTTTGCATCAACTGCTACATCGCTCAATAGCGGGTTAGTAGGCAGTGATGTAAGAGCGTATCTAGCGCACACAGGTTTACTTTATAGCGGGGTAGGTGTTCGTTAATGAAAGTATTAAAACCGATAACAAACGCCCCTCCGTTACCTCTTGACTGGCTAATTCATAACATTAGCTATGAAGCGTATAAAGAAGAAGGTAGACACAATGAGGTCGGTTATGAAAAAGGTATAGAGATTGAACATGTTCGTGTCGATTTCTCAAAATCAAATCAAATCGCGGGATTATCTGATACTGATAGATATGACGCGGTTATTTTTATTGATGCAGTGAACAGCATGAACGTGCCGGCTGATTTTATAAGTAGATCGAGAATTTTTTTCTCTGGAAAAGCTTATAAGATTGTCAAAGTTATACCTTGTTATGCCACTTCTAATAGCGTGCATCATTGGGAAATCGAGGTGGTTTGATGCCGATTAAAGTACGTGTGGACCTCTCAAAAGCCAAAAAGAATGTAAAAAAAGCAAAGGAAGGTGCGCAATTCGCTTTAATTAATCAAGCCGCTGCCGATATTTCTTTGTATGTCCCATTTTTGGAGGGTGATTTATCAAATCAATACGTTATTATGAACGACAAAGAAATTATGTGGACATCTATTTATGCACGGAGACTCTACAACGGAATAAACTTCAATTTCACACTCACACATCATCCGCTAGCTGGCCCGAAATGGGACAAACGTGCAAAAGTAGATAAGCTAGAAAGTTGGATAGAAGTAGCACAAAAAGCGGTTGAGGAGGGACTATAATGTCATTAGATTTTTTGGACAGTGTTATGGATGCTATCGAAAACAACGTCGATTTAAAAGATATGAAATTAAGAACAGCGATATTAAAACCCGAGTCAATCGCTTTGCTGCTGACTCCAAATAACGATAAACAAGGTTATCAAGACGGCTCTTACGAGCGGTCTTTTTCTTTTAATCTAAACGGCTCTAGCAAGCAAGAAATGAAAGTTTTAAATGTGTTGAATGCTATTACTGCTTATTTTGATAACACAGAATTAGAAAGCATTCAGAGCTTAAATAACAGCTTTGTGCTAGAAGACAAAGAAACAACTAGTGTGGCGAACCTCGTTTCTGCTAGTGACGATGGAACGTTTATTTATAGTGCTAGTTTCAAAATCAAATTATATATTGAAAGCGAGGAAAAATAAAAATGGCTAGAATTAAAAATGCGAAAACGAAATACTTTGTAGCTGAAATTGTAGATGGTGTGGGCGAGCCAGTGTGGAAACGACTATCCAAATGGATTACAAACGTTTCTGACGATGGGTCAGATAACACCGAAGAGCAAGGCGATTATGATGGCGATGGCAACGAAAAAACAGTTGTGCTAGGTTACTCAGAAGCTTACACGTTTGAAGGGACACACGATCGTGAAGACGAAGCGCAAAACTTAATTGTCGCTAAACGTAGAACGCCAGAAAATCGCGGGATTATGTTTAAAATCGAAATTCCTGATACTGAAACAGCTATCGGTAAAGCGACTGTATCAGAAATCAAAGGGTCCGCTGGCGGCGGGGATGCTACGGAGTTCCCAGCGTTCGCTTGCCGTATCGCTTATGACGAAACACCAAAAGTTACAAAACCCTGAAACAAGCCCGTCCAGCGTCGAAGTGGACAAGGCGACCATTACGTTAAAAGTTGGTGAAACAGCTACTATTACTGCCTCAGTATTACCTGCCGGAGCAAACCAAGAAGTAACGTTCACTTCTTCAAATCCACCAAAGGCAAAAGTAAATGCTAGTGGCGTGGTCGAAGGCGTAGCAGAAGGAACAGCAAACATGACTGTCGCATCTAAAGGAAGTCCTTCTATCAACAAAGTAGTACAAGTAACAGTAGAAGCAGCAGATTAATAAAAGAGCCCTTACTTTCAGTAGGGGCTTTTAAATTGGAGGAAATCATATATGGCACAAAATAATGTAATCAATATTCAACTAGAAGAATCGTATCAAGAATTCCAGCTTGGGACGGAACTGTTTAAAGTCGGGTTAGGCGATGAAATGCGTCGCAAATGGATTGAAGCAGATGAGAAATACAAGAAGAAACTGGAAAAGCTAAATAAATACAACATTGATAATACTGACGAAATGAGTTCAGAAGAATACTTTACATTAGAAGAAGATGTAAAAGAGGCTTTAACTGAAGCATATGCAATTTTATTGGATGACGAAAAAGCATTCGATAAATGTTATGCGCAATGCAAAGATATTTTAAAAATGTACCAAGTATACAATCAAGTTGCAGAAATCATTGTCGGTTCAGTAGAAAAACAACAAAATGAAATTCAAAAGAAATATAAAGCAAAAATGACTAAAAAAGCGAAGTGATTAAATGCTTTCGCTTGCTTTTGGAGTTAACGATATTTACGAATACGAAGGAAAAGAGTATAAGCTCGATTTAGCTTTTGACAACGTTCTAAGAGTGATTGATTTAACGGAAGATAATAGTTTATCTGATGTGTTCAGAGCTAACCTCGCAATTGATGTGCTTTTTGCTGATGATATGCCTTGGCCACGTTCAAATGAGGAAGACGAATACGCGAACATTGAAGAAAAATCGTTGGTGCTTATTGATATTTTCACTAATTATATTGTTAAAGAAAATGACGATGGTTTGCTTTATGATATCGACGGAAACAAGATGCCAAGCGCTACAAACAATGAGGATGCGGAAGAAATTGCTTCATATTCATTAACACAAGATGCGGATTATATCTACGCTTCTTTTTTACAAGACTACAATATTGATTTATTAGATAGTCGAGGGAAAATGCACTGGTATAAGTTTAGAGCATTGTTAGAAAGTTTGCGTGATGATACAACAATTAAAACGATAATTGGCATTAGGCAAGCAGAATTACCTAACGGTAAAGGAACCGAAAAAGAACGAAACGAATTAATTAAACTGAAAAACAGATATAAGTTAAAAGATTAGAGGTGAGAACATGAGCGATGGATCAGTAGTAATTGAGATTAGTTTAGACGATAAAAAAGCAGATAAACAACTTGATGCGTTTGAAAAAGATTTAGCGAAAGCAGGCACAAATGCAGGGGCGGCATTAGATAAAGCATACAGAGAAGCAGTATCTGATATTGCTAGTCAATCGAAACGTTTAAAAGACACGTTTGTAAATGCGTTTAAAAGCATGGGAAGTGCTGGCTCAAATGCTTTAAAAGCTAGTTTAAACTTTATGCGTGAGTTGCCTTCGAATGTACAAGCGGCACTATCTAAACTGGCATCAACAGTAAAAAACGGGTTCGTAAACGCTGCTAAAGCATCTATTACAGTGATAAAGGAACTTGGAACAAGTATCAAAAACACAGCAGTTAATATCAAAAACGGCTTCTTTTCAATTGCTAAGACAGTACAAAGTAGTATTGTGTCAGCTGTTAAAGTATCAATTAATGTCATTAAATCCATCCCTAGCGCAATTAAAAGTGCGGGAATCAGTATTAAATCAGCATTAGTAAGTAGTTTGCAAGCAGCTAAATCGGCTGCTATTTCTTTTGCTCAAACTACTGTAAAAGTTATTAAAGGTATTCCAGGAGCTGCTAAAACAGCGGCTACAGCAGTGAAAAACAGTTTCGTAGTAGCTTACAAAGCGGTGGTAGTTGCTGCTTATATGAGCGTTAAAGGAACTATTAGCGCTGTGAAAGTTATTCCTAGCGCCACAAAATCAGCGGCATTAGCAGTAAGTAGCGCGATGAAAACAGCTTTTAGCGCTGTAGCAAGCGCGGCGAAAACGACAGGAACAACAGTGAAATCAGCATTAAAAACAGGATTTAGCGCTGTGAAATCCGGAGCGAAAGCGGCTGGCCAAGCTGGCATTTCTGCATTAAAAGGCCTAGGAAACATTGCCAAAAGTACTGGAGCATCAATTAAAAATGGTCTAGTAACTGGATTTAACGCAGCTAAAGCGGCCGCGAAAGGTGCGGGCGCTGGAATGCGTGAAGCGTTAAAAAATTCAGTCGAAAAGCCCGCCGAACAAGCTCGTTTTAGTGTTCTTAAATTAGCGGCGGCTCTAGGACTTATTGCAGCAACTAAAAATGTTGTGGGTAGCGCAATTGGTCGTGTTGATACGATTGACACTGCGACTAAATCGCTAACAGTCCTTACCGGTTCAGCAAAAGATGCACAACTAGTTATGACGGACCTTACAGCTGCTATCGATGGCACACCTATTGCGCTCGATGCAGTCGCTTTAGGTGCTAAAAAAATGGTTGCGGCTGGTATGAAAGCAGCAAATGTAAAACCCGTTTTCACAGCTATTGCCGATGCGGCGTACGGGGTCGGTAACGGTTCAGAATCAATTGACCAGATGACAGATGCTATCTCGGCATTGCAAGCGAGTGGCGTTGCTTATGCGGATGATATTAACAGGCTAGTTGACGCGGGTGTTCCGGCGTGGCAAATTTTAGCTAACTCCACAGGAAAAAGCGTTGGAGAAATGAAGAAATATGTTTCTGAGGGATCTTTAGAATCAACAAAAGCTATCGCAATGTTGACAAAAGGCATCGAAGAAGGAACGAGTGGAATGGCTGGCAACACGGCTAAAATGGCAGGTCTAGCAAAAACAGCAGGTAACACTATCAGCGGTTCATTTGCGAATATGAAAACGGCAGCTGTGAAGAGCCTTGCGAATATCGCCGAAAATTTAAAAGGCCCGATTATCCAAGCACTAGATGTTGCTAAAAACGCGTTTAAACAGTTTGCGGCAGTAACAGCAAGTCCTGAATTCCAGAAAAAACTTTCTGATTTAATCCAAAAAATTAAAGAGTTTATCCCTGTTTTAATTGAATGGGCGCCATTGTTGGCAAAGGTTGCCGCGGGATTTGTAGCATTTAATATCCTTAGTAGCGTATATTCTAAAGTTGCTGGTTTGGTAATGGCATTCAGAGGTTTAGCAAGTAGCGGTACGTTGCTTGGTGGGATTGTTAATACCGTGAAAGGGTCTTTCTTGGCGCTTAAAGTCGCGCTAGGTTCAGCTGCCGCCGCGTTCGGAGTAATAATTGCAGTCATTGGTGCAGTTATAGCTGTTGCATACGGCATGTATGTATCATTCAAAGAAAACACTGCGAATATTAAAGGCTTTTTATCAACTATGTGGGATGGCGTGAAAAATTCTTTCGGTAAAATAGTAGACGTGTTCAAACAGATAGTTGCCGCATTAAAACCAGTGGGTAGTGGATTTAAAGATGTACTTAAATATGTTGGTGTTGCTATTTGGGCGTCTCTTGGTCTAGTTCTAGCTGCTGTAGTTGATATTATTCAAGTATTAGCGCGAATTGTATTAGTAGCTATTAAAGCGCTACAGGGGCTGTATTACGCGATAAAATCGGCATTTCAAGCACTTAGTGGAGATTTAAAAGGTGCTAAGAAAAGCTTAGAGCAATCAAAAGATGCGTTTGTTGAAGCAGGTTCAGCCATTAAAGATGCTTTTAATAAAGATAACTATGCGTTAACTGGAACTGTTGAAGCATTCAAACAAATGGGCGGAGAAGCCGAAAAAACAGCAAAGAAAACTGAAACATCCGGCAAGAAAATAAAGGAAACATTAAAGCTTGTAGAAACAACTGCCAAACAAACTGAAACAACTGTTTCGAAGTCAAATCAAGCAATAGATACGATGCTGAGCGGCGGAGTGGACCAATACGGAAACAAACTTAGCGAGAAAACTAAGTCATTCTTAAATGCAGCCAAAGACCTTTACGGACAATATCAAGAATCCGCTAAAAAGTCGCAAGATAAATATAGTGCCGCTATGGAAAAAGCTCAGGACCTTGAAGGAGATAAGCGTAAAAAAGCTATAGCAGATGCAAACGCGACGTTAGTAGCAGAGATTGACAAAAACAATGGCACCCTTTTAACCCTTCAAGCAGATTATGCGAAATTACTAAAAGGGAATAAATGGGTCGACGGTACAGAATTAACTGCACAACAAAAGAAATTTTTACAACAACAAACTGCGGATATTCAAGCAGAGTTAGCAAAACAAAATCAACTTTATGTAGAAGGAAACTTGCTAAAATTATCAAATGGCAAGACGTTAAATGAAAAAGAACGATCTACAAGTATAGAAGTGCAAAAAAGCTTATATGCAGATAGAAAAAAAGCGGTCGAAACAGGCGAAAAAGAACTAGCTGATTTGAAAAAGAAAAAAAGCGATGCTACAACTGAAACTGAAAAAGCAAACTATCAAATTCAAATCGACGAGCAAACGAAGAAGAACAAAACATTAGCTGAAAACTTACAAAAATGGGCTAGTGAAATGAATGCTATTATCGCGAATGGCGGGACTTTAAATGCAGAAACTTTTGCAAAAGGCTTGTCAGAAATGGGAAACATTAGCGACGAACAACTAAGCGCAGTTTGGCAAGACTTTGTAAAAGTGAGCGGTTCTATTGACAACACACTAGCAGGATTAGGCGCTATTATGAGCCAACGCGGTGGAGAAGGCGTTCAAGCGTTTGTTACAGCACTTCAAAGCGGAGATTATACAACAGCTGCATTAAATATTAATAACGATGTTATGAATACTCTTTCAACTTTGCCAAATGGCATGTTCCAAAACGGACAAAGTGGAAAGGACCAATTTATCACTGCGATTAAATCGGGGGATTTTCAAGGAGCTGGCAAATTTTTACTTGATGGAGTGAAGTTAGGAGCATCTCCTCTACCAGGTGAGATGAACAATATCGGTAAACAAGGCGGAAATGCAAACGCCGACGGCTTAAAGAGTACAGCTGAAGCTAATAAAAGCGCTGGTGCCGAACTCAAAAACAATGCGAAGAATGGCGCTTTTGACCCGAATTTATTCAAAATGACAGGAGCAAATAACGCATCTGGTTTTAATGGCGGGATATTAGACGGAAAAGGAAATGCTTTTTCAGCAGGGACTGGTATAGGTAACTCTGCTAAAGATGGTGCAGCTTCTGTTGATTCTTCTGGCATCGGTTCAGACTTCGCGTCTGGTTACGCGCAAGGCATAACCAACGGCGGTGTAATGGTTGCTGGTGCAGCAGCTTCACTAGCTCAAAAAGCATTAGCAGCAGTTCAGAAAAAACAAGACTCGCATTCACCTTCGAAAGAGTCGAAAAAACTAGGTGGAGACTTCGGAACTGGTTATTCATTAGGTATCGCAGACAAAAATAAAGCAGTGACGAAAGCGGCAAATAATCTTGTAGCAAGCGCGCTAGGAACTGAATCGCAAATCAAGAAGCTGTCTAGTACGCTGAAAGACAAAATATCCTCAGCGATTGACGCGGGATTACATTCTAAGAATAAGAGTGCCGGGCAACTTAAACAAGCGAAAGCGTTAAGTAGCATAGAAGGCTATATCGCGCAACAAACAAACAAGCTAGCGGCAACAGCTAAAAAACGTGATAAAGTAGTCGCTCAATTAAAAGCCGCTAACACAAAAATGGCAGATTTGACGAAACAAAGTAAAGAGTATGCGGCTTCAATCACGGAAAAAATGCAAAGCTATGGATCTATTAGCAACGTAGACCCAGAAAATCCGCAGTCGATTCAGCAAGAAATGCAAAAACGTTTAAAAGAAATCAAAGCTTTCCAAGCGAATGTGGAAAAACTGCGCAAAAAAGGCGTTAGTAAAGATATTGTAAGTGATATTTTAGATGCTGGTGTAGAAAATGGTTCATCTTATGCGCAAGCTCTTGCTAAATCTGATGCTAAGACTATCAAAGCAATCAATAGCACGCAGAATCAAATCAATTCCGCTTCAAAATCGATGGGAAATACAGCAGCTAATGCTATGTATTCTGCTGGTATTAACGCGGCGAAAGGACTTATAAACGGACTTAACAGTCAGAAGAAACAACTAGAAAACACAGCTAAGAGCATCGCTAACACTATCACTAATTCGGTGAAAAAGGCGCTTAGAATTCATTCGCCTTCACGTGTGGCCATCGAGCTTGGGAAATTCTTTACTGGTGGTCTTGGAAATGGTGTATTAGCTGGTGCTAAAGGTGCGGTGCAATCAACTAACAAAATGGTTGATAAAGTAGTAAACGCCGCTTCTAATATGACTGTTCCGGCTATAACTTTGCCGAAAATTTCAGCTGAAAAAGCACTGGGCCTAAAAAGTGTAGATCTAAACAGAACTATCACCGTTAAGACGATTATTGATAATAAGACAAAAGAGTCTAGCAATGCAGATTTAATCAAGGCAATTCAACAATCTGGGGACAGACCTATCATTTTCAATGTCGATGGTAAAAACTTAGCAGAAAATGCAAACAATAGAATAGGTACGATGGGTAATTTAGGACTTTATGGAGGTGGCTTACTTTGAACAAAAAAACAGATTTATATTTAATGCAAGCGAATAAAATTATCAAGTTAAACGAAAAACATAACTTTGAAATAAGCGAAGTAAGCCGCGCTAGTCCTCAAATTATCAATAATTATACTAGCTATGAGTTTAGCGACGGAAACCGTTCGAGTGATAGTAATTTCGATAGCTTTGATATTGAATTTACATGCAGATTCAAAACAAACGGTAATATCGACTATCACGTTCGACTTGATGAATTATTCGAGGATATTTTTATCAGAAAAGAATACTACATTTTTCATACGAAAACGCCCGGGAAAAAATATTGCGTTCATCCGGGCGCTTTTGATGTAGAAAGAAAAGCGGCTGGACATGCGCAGTTTACGCTAACATTTGAAGTCTTTAAAGGATTTAGCGAATCGCTAGGCACTAGCCTTTCACCTTTCGCCTTCAGTGAGGGGATATGGCAAGCGGGGCAAGGTATTGTATCGCGAAATTATAAGTATAAGCACACATCAAACAGATTTAGTATTTACAATGCTGGAAGCTTCGATATTGACCCACGTATGCACGATTTAAGAATTACTATTAAGAACTGTCGAAGTGATGGGCTATTAACAATAAACAACAAATCTACTGGTGAAAAATTCGTATTCAATGAGAAAATCTACGCTTATGACACGATCGAACTGGACGGCAGTAACATCTTGAAAAACGGAGTGCGTTGCGGCCGGAAAACAAATCTCGGTCTTATTTCGTTATTATCTGGTGAAAATGAAATCGAAATCGAGAATGTAAGCAACATCGAAACAACCTGGGATTTTCCGTTTTTATATAAATGATGGTGGTGAGAAAATGGACATATTTGTAAGTGACTACGAAAAGCAATACAAAGAGATTTTAACAGGCTTTGACCCTACCTCTTTCGTAGAAACATGGGTTGAAAATCAACAATGGCAACTAGATTTTTATGTAGAGAAAACAAGAAATAATCAAGATGTTTTCGACTTACTTAATCACGAAAGTAGTGTTTATCTCGATGGCCAAGAATTTATTGTTAAGCAATTGAAGCGGGGCGCAGTTGGGAAAATAGTTTATTCAGAAGTCACAGCAACGCATATTTATTTCACGATGCAAGATGATTACCAGTACAACGCTATTTCTGGTTCTAAGAGTGCAAAAGATTGTTTGACACATATTTTCGCAGCTGATAAACAAGGTTTTAGCTTTGAACTCATTGACAAAAACAAGGTTTTAGAAAATATTACACAAGAAAATTTTGGGAATGGTAACTTACTAAAACTAGTTCAAGAAGTGTTAGAAGATTATAAGCTTGTTATGTTAGCAGACAACAAGCGTTTGACATTTATTCCTGCTGAGGATTACGGAGAGCATACAGAGAATGAAATTCGCTACAACAAGCACACAAACGAAGTTGATTTCGATATTGACACGTTATCCTTAAAAACGCAAATTCGGGGATACGGCAAAGTCGACAGCAACGGAAATAACTACTTTCCGCCAGTTACTTTTACAAGTCCAGAATCAACTAAATGGGGTGTACGGATTCAAGAACCGCTATCAGACGAGCGCTATACGACTTCTAGCAGTATGCTAAGACGTTTGAAGCTTGAACTGCAAGACTATCCAGCGACTACGGGGAATATCTCTTTAAAGCTTAAATACGAATGCGGAAAAGGCGATTATGTGATGTTTGTTTATGAACCGCTAGGCCTTTTATACGAAGTTCAAATAGTCGCTTATAAGAAATACATTTTTACCAACAAACCACCAGAACTAACACTCTCGAATAATAAAAAAACGATGGTTTCTATCATGGTTCAACTAGCAAAAGCGATTAAGAAAGGAGCAAAATAGATGGATTTAAAAAAATGGCAAGACCCACTCATGAACTCAGAACTACAACAAGACTATAACGATAATTTAGTAAAACTGGCTGGAAGTCTTGAAAAAGCTAATCAAGATATGACGCATGTAAATCAACGTATATCTAACTTAGTTATTAAATCCGGCGGAGACGAATCGAACGAAGTAGTAGATGCGCGCGTTTCTTCTCTGGTTCCAGAAACTGAATTTACAACATTAAACGATAGAATTAATTACGCGGAAAATGCTTTGATAACAGGCGTTGGAAAGCTTTCAACGAATGTTTATGATCTAATGGATAAATACAACGATATAGATACTATTTTAAAGCGTTTATATGGCTTAGATAGCAGCAACATTGAAATATTTGTGGATGACGCAAGAGGCGACGATGTAACAGGCACTGGTGAAATTGATGCACCTTTTAAAACGATAAATAAAGCTGTAATGACTTTACCTCGAGTACTAAATAGCAACTCCGTGAACATTTGGATTGTCCCTGGACGCTATAACGAAGACGTTGTCATTCCGCCAATCATGGGCGGGGATATCTATATTAGATCTACAAACTTTGAAACAGTAGACCCTTCCAGCAGCACCGGATGCCAAGTTCGAAGTATTTCCGCAACAGGCAGTAACGGCTATTTATATATTGCTGGTTTAGAAGAAACGAACACGGCAGGCACAACAAAAAACTACTTCATTAAAGCGACGCGCTGCGGATTTGTAAGGATTACAAAATGCAGAATGGCTTTCAATACTAAAGCGATAGACCCGTTTACAGCCGTATTCATAGATGCTTGTTCTGCTGACGTTAACGGTTGTTACTTCGCTTCGCAGAACGTCGATGTTCGCGGTTATAACACTGCAAGAGTTGAAGTGCAAAACACCACACATGGAGCAAAAAGCGCAATCGGTTTGTATCCTCAAAGTGCCGATATTTTCAATCTCAATAGCGGCACCTGGGAAGCTGACACGCCTACGAAACTGAGCGGCGGGGGAGTTGTTAGAACATGACTGAAAATGTTATTCATAAAAATGGTGTATATGATTTTAACGTCACAACGCAAGAAGATAAACCACTTCAAAAAGCTGTTTTTTATACGCAAGATACAGGCGGGACAGCTAGACTTATTTTTAATATAGATAAAGATAATCAAGATTTAGGATTATCGTCTGCTGCTGAATTAGAGCTTGCTATGATTTTAGCGAAAGGAACAGAGTCAGAGAGCAAGTATCTTGTGAAACCAACAATCATCGATGGAGTGCGAGGAATTGCAGAATACGCACTTACAGACTCCCAAATATCTCATGCTGGCACTGCTATTGCTGAATTATATATAAAATACAAAAACACTCAAGCGATGCGCGTATATAAGTTTGAATTCGAGATAAAAAAAGCATTAATAGATAGCGACTTTTTCCCGGTGGCAGAATTTTACGTAGAGCGCTGGGATGATTACGAAAAGATATTCGATGAATCGTTCGAAAGATTAAACACTAAATTAGATGGCGTAGATAAAAAAGCGGATGCTTTAAAAACACAATTTGATGCTATGCAGCCCGAGCAATTCGCGCAAAAAGCAGACTTAAATGCCCATTTGAATAACACGGATGTTCACGTTACGTCAGCGGATAAAACGAACTGGAATGCCAAAGAAACAACGGCTAGCGCACAGGCTAAAGCAGATAAAGCGCTTGCTGATGCAAAAGCTTTTTTTGAACTATCTAGCTCTGTACAAAGTGTTACTTTGACGCCGAAGAACGGATTTGTTGCAAGTCAGCCTTTAATAGCTCGATACATTAAGTTTGGCAATCGGTTTCTAGTCATTGTTAGCGGAATTGTAGGCAAAGGGACTGGAAGTGGAACTGGCATATGCGCAACGTTACCAACTTTTTTGACTCCTGATGCGAGCTGGAATAAACTTTATTCCGCTGCACAGCAGAGTACGGCAGCAAGTAATCAAGCGAATATATATCTAAGTGTGAGCGCTGATATAAATATCGTTGGAGTTGGTTCGGTAGACGTGAACACCGGACTTGATGGCATAATTTATTTAACTAAAGAGGTGACAACATGAGCGAGTTAATAAAAGTTTTTAAATATGATGACAACGGTATTTTTGAACGTGACGATTTAATTGTTTTGGAAAAAGGGGAGAAGATTCCGGACGGATACACACTAATTGAACCACCAGTACCAGCAATTAATCCAGTTTTTAATACGAAAAAGCAAAAATGGAGTTTTGGTGAAGAAGCAAGCATTCCAGAACCGCCAGAATTGACCGAACTTGAAAAATTAACACAAGATTATGCGGACTTAATGCTATATGTAGCAGAAGTCGAACAGAAGACGGAACAAACGCAACAAGATAATGCAAACTTACTATTATCTTTGGCGGAGGCAGGTGTTTTGTAAATGATTAACTGGTATGAAAAAGTAAAAGATTATTTTTTAGGCGGCTACTATACTGAAGCAGATGTTAATAAATTCGTTACTTTAAAAAAGATAACGAGATCACAAGCAGATGAAATAATCGCTATGAAAGAAGCAAAAGCCGAATAGGCTTAATTTTTATGGACCGACAACGAGGGGATGATGAAAATTGGTACTTGGGAGCATATCGATAGCAGGAATGAGCGTGGGGGAGTTAATAGCTTTAATTAGCTTAATAGCGGCAATTGTGGGGTTTGTAATTAGATGGGCATTAGTCGCGCCTTTGCGAAATATGATTGATTCTCTTGATATAACTTTAAAAAGTCTTAGAGAAGAAATGTCTGAAAGCAAGAAAGATCGTATGAGTTTACGAGAAAAGCAAAACGACCACGATAAAGAGATTGCTTTATTGAAACGGGAAGATAAAGCGATTTGGAAATATGTTACTGAAAAAAATGAAAAGGAGGTGAAATGATGAAAATTAACTGGAAGGTACGATTGAAAAACTGGCGAACTGTTGTGGCAACTCTTATTACAGTTCTAGGAGTCGCGTGGACAGCAGGAGGTTTTACTATATCTGATTTAGATAACTGGTCCGTCTTGTGGCTTTCGTTTGTAAGGTTCCTAAATAGCCCTATGGCAATTATTACCACAATTGTAGCCGTTGTCGGTATTTTGATGGACCCAACAACTAGTAAATTCTCCGATAGTTTGAAAGTAATGAATTATTCAGAACCAAGAAAGGATGATAAATAATGTCAGTACTACAATATAATTATATCAATAAAAATCAATTTTCACGCCCAGGATATAAGTTGCTTAGAGTAAGTAAGATTGTTATGCACTATACTGCAAACCCTGGGGCAAGCGCAGATAATCACAGACGATATTTTAGAGATTTAAAAGAGCGTTACGCTTCTGCACATATTTTTATTGATGATAAAGAAGCTATTTGTATTATCCCTCTAAATGAAGTTGCATACCATGCAAACGAAAGAAGTTGCAAATTAACAGCTCTTCAAGCAAGTACAAGTTACTATCGCGGCGGAAATGCGAATTTAACCTCAATTGGTATTGAAATGTGCTTAGATAAAAACGGGAATATTACTGTAGCAACATTTAATCGATCAGTTGATGTAGCTGCAGAGCTATGCAAAACATACGATTTAACGGCTAGTGACATTATCCGTCATTACGATGTAACCGGAAAAAATTGTCCTGCGCCTTGGGTTGCGAAACCTTCCGAATTAACACGTTTCAGAAACGCAGTCAATGCAAAATTGAAAGGTGCATCACAAAATAAAAACAGACATGATGGAAAAGTCGTTGACAGTGCGCCATTGCTCACAAAAATGGATTTTAAATCGTCGCCATTCCGCATGTATAAAGCAGGGACTGAAATTCTTGTTTATGAACATAATCAATATTGGTACAAGACTTATATTGATGACAAACTATACTACATGTATAAGAGCTTTTGTGATGTTGTAGCTAAAAAAGATGCGAAAGGTCGCATCAAAGTTCGAATTAAAAGCGCGAAAGACCTTCGTATTCCAGTGTGGAATAACACAAAATTGAATTCTGGGAAAATTAAATGGTATGCACCTAATACGAAATTAGCATGGTACAACAACGGGAAAGGTTATTTAGAATTGTGGTACGAAAAGGACGGTTGGTATTACACTGCTAACTACTTCTTAAAATAAAACTATTGCCCTCGCGTTTTGCGGGGGTTTTTTGTTTTATATTGAAGGGGATTTTTCATAACTTCGAATTATAAGTACATACGTTCCACTTCCTCATACTTAAATAGTATAATATAATTTAAGTTAAAAAGAGGAGAATTTGGGATGAGACTTTTTGTAGATGAGTCAGGAACTATAACTAGAAATAAAAATTTAAATAACAGATATTTTGTTATTGCTTTTTTAGAAACGGAGCAACCTTATAATGTAATTAGACAGTTCAGAGAAGCAAAATTAAAATATCTTAAAAAGTATCCATCTAGTAAGTTAGATATTACAAAAGAGATAAAAGGTTCAGAGATGCCTTTTGAAATGAAAAAATTAATATTTAATATGCTTTCAACAAAATCAGATGCTAAATTTCATTTTAAGATAGTCGATAACCACCAACTAGTCAATCATCTGTTGACTAATACATCTTTGTCTTTTAATTATTTCATTTATCTAACGGTAAATGAAATTTCTAAAATACCAATTAACCCAGCAAATAACTATTTGAAAATGCAAATAGATGATAGAAATACCGCAATTGAATCATTAAATAGCTTACAAGAATATTTAACTATTAAATTCACAATGGAACATCCAATTTTCTCTTCAGTTGAAACATCATATAAGGATTCACAAAATAAAGATTTAATTCAAGTTGTAGACTTATTCGCTAACACAGTTTTTAGAGTATGTAGAAACCACGTATCAGCACATAAAACTGATAAGAGAAATAGAGAACTTTTGAGTTTATGTAATATTGGTTGTGACCATTATTTTCCGCGACATATTTGTGATCTAGATATTTGCTATAAATAAAATGCTTGAAATGCTTGCTAACTTGTTTGATTTTTGTTATTCTTGATTAAGAAGTTAGATAATAATTCTTTGAGTGTCGCATAAATGATTAGTCAAGGCTAGTCATAACTTGTAAGCTGCCTGTTGAGGTAGTCGCCTTAAAGTTGTCAACTTCTATTTTTTATATATGTCAGTCCCTAACCTCGCCGTTAGGGCTTTTTTTATGCAAAAAAATACCCTGAACAAAGAGTTCAAGGTTGCAGTCATATAAAACCGCTAATAGTTGAATGAAATTACTAGGTACAAAAAGCACCTATTAGATTATTATTACACAGATTTATTAAGAGTCAATAATTTTTAGACTTATTGAATAATTATACTGTTTTATTAGCTAGGGTATTATAAAATATGATAAATATTTAAATAAATAAGGTGTTTTTATATGAAAAAAAGCTTGTATTATGAGTGAATATGTATTTTTTGTGTCAAAAAGAAATTGAAATGCATAAATAATGAATAATAACTCGTGTTGTGTAATATTTTGTGACTAAAAACACAATGTTACTCAAATTGTGTAAGAATAAATCTAAATAAGCCTCATTTTTAGTCGTTCACGATAAGAATCGGACATTTCATTACATTTTTGGTTATACATGAACGAGGCATGTTAGAGTATTTGTAAGGAGGTTGTATAGAAAATTCTAATACTTATGCTTAATTATTAGTTAGTAACTTTTGTTAGTTCAAAACAAATTCAGACATAAAAGGAGCAAAAAGATGATGAAAAATAAAACAACTAAAAAAATTATTTGTGGGGGGTTAGCTACTGTACTTTTATCTAGTTCATTGGCATTACCAACAACTGCTTTAGCATCAACATCTGAACAAATGGTTCAGGATTATCAACAAGAGGAAACTTTTTCAGAGTCAGCTTTAACAGAATTAGATAATCTTACTGCAGGAAAATATATAACTTTTGACAGTTCACTAAAACAATATAAAGTAAATTCTACTATTGGTAGTGAAATGACACCAGAAAAAATAGAGGCGGTTAACAAACAAGTGGCTGAGACAAATAATCTACTTGCTTTAGCTAAAAAGGACTCAAGTACCAATATAATTGCTGTAACTCCTAAAGGTGAGGAGACAGTGGTTAAAAGAGGTTTGTTAAAAGGAGCAGGAGTGAATAGAGTTACATACCACTGGAATTACGCTCGTATAAGATTGTCAAAAAATACAGTAAGAACAATGGGTGCGGGTTTAAGTATAGCTGGGATCTGGTTGCCGCTGAAAGTAGTATCAAAAGTTTGTGCTTCTTTGGGTGTAGGTACAGGTTTTGTTAAACACGGAATTTGGTTTGATTATAATTATTTTTCTAACCTACTTCTTACTGGCTATGGGTGGCAGTAACTTTAACTTGGAGGAATTCTAAATGCGAGGAACACGTTGGTTTTATATCAGAGCGCTTATTGTAACAATTATAGCGATACCCAGTTTTTTTATATGGGATACTAAAATTGTCATACTTTTCATATTTTTGTACTTTGTTATTCAAGAAATAATTTTCTTTATTATTGATAAAAAAAATCATAATAAGAATGATAAAATTGGTTAAGTTTAATAATTAGTAAAACTAATAATATTTATATGAAATTATTACTCAGATAATACCAAAATTCCATTGCATTGATCATGAAGATTTACATGTAAAATACCTCAACTATTCCTGTTTGAGGTATTTTTTTGTGAGATTTGCTTTAACAATGCTGTGAAAAGTAATTTGATATAAGTTATATCCTATTTACCTCTTGATTCAAAGAACGTTTGTTCGTATAATGTGTACAAGAGGTGACGAAAATGTATAACTTATTTGATGATATTTTAGAACATTCAATAGTATTAGCAGACGCGCTCAGGCGCAATTGGTCGATAGAAATATTGTTTTTAAAGAATAATCATCATGTGCGTTACAAGTATGTAGTTCCAGTCCACATTGATAACGAAAAACACATTGTGCAGCTTGAAAGATTTGACGAACGAATAATTGACATTAATATAGAAGATATTGTTTTCTGCGAGGTTATGACATGAGACCATATAGCTTTAATGATTTTAGATACATCTGCTACGTAGAAGGAAAAGATAAAGCTATAGAAAAACTATTTGCTAGTTTGCGGACAGACAAAGAAATTGCTATACTAAACAAAAGAATACAAAAGGATACAATTAATATAGAAAATGTTTATAAAGAATACTTGCGGGGCATAAATGGGGCAGAGCAAAACAACATATAAATACTTATAGCTTCTTGTAACAGCTTTTAAAAAGGCATAAACCGCGTAACAAAGCCGATTTCTTCCCGTGAATGCGTATAACTGCTCAACACAAAACCAACTCTTAATCAGCGGGTCGGGGGTTCGAAACCCTCACAACCCATAAAAACAAACGCCAGTGACTGTTAAAGTCGTTGGTGTTTTGTCGTTTTTACGGGCAAAATGTTAATAATTTCAATAATAAGCTGATTTCTTTTTGATTATTTATCGATTACATAGAAAATAAGTGGAATTTCAAAGTATCTAATAATTTACTACATGATATACAAAAGGAGTTGTTTCAGTGAGTAGAATTGACATCGGAGAAATACAAGCTTTTTTATACCAGCTACGTGCAGCCAATGAACCAGGAAGGAAAACTATCCAATCTATCAAAGCGGCCGTGACAAAGTATGTGGGAGATAATAGTTTAAAAGGAAAAGCAGTTGATGCATCGAAAAATTATTATCAAATGACTTATTTCCCTCTCTGTGATGCAATAATCGAAGCTATGGACGAAAGTGAAGAAAGATTGGGGCAGTACATCCAAGATTTTCATGCCGAAGTTGATAGCTCACCAGATGCCAAAATCGATGCGGACGGTTTATATGAACTGGGTAAAATGATTGACCGAATAGAAAGCAAAAAAGAAGCTTTAGCACAGCGAATGAACAGTGGAACAGAAGGGCAAATGCAGAATTATCGTTCTCAGTTAGCTATTGCGTATAAACAGGAAAACATTCTCGAGAAATATTTGTCATTTGAACAAAGCCACGCTAGCTTTTTTGACCATTTGATTGACTTAGTTCAAGCAGTTCAGCAGACCATCCGCGAACTCCAGTCGAATATCCAGTTCAACAGCCAGACAGGCACTTACGATCTAAGTAAGCTGAATCACGCTACAGTGAGCCACATGCAACAAGCTTTAAATAAAGCACGAGGAATAAAAGAAGATATTATAAAAGAACTACAAGACTACACAGTGCTTGCAGTGGTATATTTAGATAGTAATGGAAAAGAACAGGTGATGTGGTTATTAGAGCGAGACGGCTTAGGAGTGGAGAATGCCGAACTTAAAGCCTATTTAGAAAAAAACGGAAAATATCTTAATCCAGAAGATTATTCGATTATTACTAATGAAGACTTGAATAAGAAAATCAATAAAGCTTGGCGAGATGGTGTTTATTATCTAAATGGTAACAAGTATGATGGGCTAACTGGCGGTATTTTATCTACCTCGGCATATGTTGAAGCTGGGAAAGGGTTTATAGATAAGAGTGGGTTAGCGGATGTTGTGCTGGGGCTTGGGTTGAGTACGGCTGCGATTAGAGGGAGTGTGACATTTGGTAAGAAAAATAAACTGAAGGGTTATGATTATTTAGATGACCTGTTGGGCGATTTAAATAATAAAGTGAAAATAAAGAAGTATGACTCTGCTGAAAGTGTCAATAAATATTGGCATCAACAAAACTATGATCAACCTCCATATACACCTAAAACACCTGTCCAAGATTTAGAACTTTTGGTAGAAACTAAATTTGTCAGGGTATATGATGGGGGAAGTTCAAAACTACATGGTGGATGGCTTATGAAAGCAGAGGATATAAAAGGTTTAACACCGACTCAAATTAAAGATAAATTTGCATTACCTAATATACCCAAATTTGTTGGAGAAGTTACTTTGCCAAAAGGCAGCAATATCAGAATGGGAGAAGTAAATCCTCTTTTCGAAAATAAAGGTGGGGGTATACAATTTGATTTGAAAGGTCAATTCATTGGTGAATTTAAAGAACTCGGAAAAATCTCAGAATGGGGCGGATTAAAGTGACAATTAACGCAGAATACATTGATAATAAATTAACTGCTTTTGGAAAAAGCATTGAATTTAAGAATAAAATTGTAGAATTAAAAGAGAATGATAACTGTTTATTTGTGAGATTATTGGTTGTTCCTGGTCAAGAATTAAATGAAAACACTTTAAGTAATGTATATGCAATTAATAAATTGGGTGAAATTCAATGGCAAATAAAAAATGTTGCGCCAAAAGGAAATAATGTTTATATATGCGCACCATTGGTAGGTATGGATATCGAAGAGAACGATTTATTTGTAACAGATTTCATGGGGCGGAGGTTTGAAGTTAATCAAGAAAATGGTGAACTCAACCAAGTGAGAATAGTGAAATAAACTCTCCTTTTACTCTAATAAATTTTTGTTTGTTGAAGTTTATTAGGATATTGGATTTACTATTAAAGGTAGCGAGGTGGACTAAAAGTCTCGTAATTACTGGATTTAAATGATAATACGGGTGAAATCAAGGATATTGAAGAGTTAATAAATGAAAACTCATGTGATTAAGTAAACAAATTACGGAGGAATAACTATTTTTAAGTTGGAAATAAGTTTGCGCTTTAGAAAGCCGACATTATTAAGAAATGCTGAAACAGGGCACGCACCATTTAAAGCGATAACTTAATTTGAATAATTTTTAAATGAAGATGAGTGAAAATTGGCTAAAGGTACTTTCTCATGAGAGAAATATATCAAGTGAACTGTCCACAAGAGAATATAAGACCTTTTTAGAGGATATGATGTTGAGGTAGTTAAGCTGATAGATTTGCTAAAGAAAGAATCAAACACAAAGATGAGGAAAAAGCTTATGACGAAGATAACTCATATGAATAATAAATTAATTTTTGAAAACCAAGAATACACATTTGAGTATCCAATACAAACTTTGAGAGAAGATAAAAATCATGTATATGTTTTATTAGATATACCAGCCAACCAAGAATATACGTTTGATGATTTTCATAATATTTATGCTTTTTCTTATACGGGTGAACGGAAATGGCAAATAGGAGAGAGACCCGTTGGAGATAATGATGTTTATACTTTGATTAATGTAAAAGAAAGAATACTTTACGCTACAGATTTTAGCGGAAGAAAATATAAAGTTTGTGAAAAAAATGGAATTCCTGAAAAAATGGAAATTGTAAAATAAAAAATACATTTTACTGTCTCGTTCAGAACCCTTGCAACCCATATTTAAAAAGGGCCTAAATGTTTTAGCAATGTTTTTATAAAATCCCAAATTGGAAAACCAACCTTCACCCAAAAGGAGCTAACATGAAAAAACTACAATGGCTAACTAACCGATTATTTGCAACCTCTATCCTCCTAATCACCACGTTATTTATCATACCCCCAACATTTGCGATAGCTGATGGAAGTAAAGTGAGTTTTTATGAATACATATATGGAGCACCTTTTAGATGGCTAACTGTAATTAGTACGACAGATAAGAAAGGTGCATTTACGGAGATGTTTTTCTCGGGAAACGAGGGTATAACTATCCAATGGCCCAATCTAATGATAAACTTTCTCTTAATTTTCCTTGCAATAACTATTATCTTTTCCCTAGCAAAAAAGCTTTACGATAAAAAGAACGTCAAAAAAGACAACCCATAA